TGGCGTTGTCCGCCTCCTTGTATTCGCCCAAACGCATGAACGACCCCGGATCGGTGTCGCTCAACCGGCCTCCGTTGATTACGATGGCGGAGACCTCGCCTTTATAGTTGGTCCGGGATTCCGACGCGATGTAGGCGTCGCTCCCGTCGCGCCCGTGTGCGAATTTGATGCCTGAGCCTTCGGTACTGTCATCGCCGCCGACAGTCGTCTGGCGGAACGTCGGTGAGATTATGATTCGACGGCCGGTGAGGCTCGTCTGGAACGTGCCGGTCAGCACATTCGACTTGCCCTCGCCATCCAGATAGACGGTGCGATTATGGTTGGAATCCCACATTTGCAGGGCTGTCGAATTGAGCTTCATTCCAGTGTTCGCAGCCTCGCTGGACTGGAATATCGCGCCCGTGAACACGTAGCCCCGGAACTGGCCTGCCGCCACCTTGTCGGACGTGATAGTGCCAGCCGCGATCTTGACAGCCGTCACGCTGTTTGCCGCCAGCTTGTCGACGGTGATCGCTCCGGACACTATCTTGTCGGCGTTAACGCTGTTGGCAGCAATCTTGTCGGCGTTCACCGCATTGGCGGCAATCTTGTCCGTCGTGACCGCGCCAGCCACGATGTCTCCGGCCAGTATCTTGTGGACATTCAGGAGCGCCACGGTCATGTCCTCCGTCACGCGGAGCTTCGCGGTCGTCACCGAGTTCGCGGCCAACTTGTCGGTCGTGATGGCGAGCGAGACGATGTTGCGCGCCTGCACCGAGTTAACGGCGAGTTTTGCGGCGGTCACCGCGTCGGCCACCAGCTTCTCAGTGGTCACGCTGTTTGCGGCGAGCTTGTCGACGGTGATCGCATTGGCCTTGACCTTTTCGGCGGTCACGGAGTCCACGGCGAGATGCTTCGCGGCCACCGTGCCGGCAGCCAGAATATTGTTGGCCACGAGGTCGAACGGCGTGAAGCGCGTGCCATCCCACGTCAGGACTTCGACCACGCGGTCGGACAACGGCACCAAGACGCTCGGACTGTTGTTCGGCGCTCCCTGCCAGTACGTGTAGAAGTCGGCCAGAAGGGACGGACTGTTGTTTCTCTCTCCTTTCCAACGAGTCCAGTATTTTTGCGTGCGCCACCACATGTCGCCCGGCTTCAGCCCATCATGCGAGGGTTCGTCCGGTCCACGGTAGATGAGGTTCTTGCCGTCGGCGGTGGTCTGTGCCTTTTTAGCGGCGGCCTGCGCCTGATTCGCCTGCGCGGCCGCGTTCGCGGCTGTGGTCTGAGCCTTGTCAGCCGTTGATTGCGCCGTCTGCGCGGCAGCATGTGCCTTGACAGCCGCATTGGCCGCATCCGTGGCCGCCTTGTCCGTCACCGCCATCCACGTGCTGCCGTTCCACCGTTTCGGCGTGTTAGCACCACCGGTGGTGTCGATCCACAAGGTAGTCGGCTTGCGCATCGACGTATCCGGCGCAGTGGACTGGATGAGCACGTCGGCCTTGCCGTTAGCCACGCCAGCTGCTGCGGCAGCAGCCGTATTCGCCTTCTGCGCGGCATTCGCCGCATCCGTGGCGGACTGGGCTGCACTGTCAGCCGTGGCCTTGGCCTGGGTCGCAACGCTCGAAGCATTGACTGCTGTGGACTTGGCGGCATTGGCGGACTCATTGGCCGTATTCGCCAGAGTCTGCGCATTGCCAGCCGTCTTCTTAGCGCTCTCGGCGGCGGTCTGCGCGGCATTGGCGGCATCCTTGGCCTGACCTGCGGTCGCGGTCGCACTCTCGGCGGCAGTCTGGGCGGCATCCGCCGTTGACTGGGCCGTGCCTGCGGCGCTCTTCGCACTGTCTGCCGTGCCCTGCGCGTTTTTCGCGGCGGCAGCCGCATTCTCGGCGGCCTTCTTCGCGTCGGTGGTCTTCGCCGCGTTGTCCGCGATATCCGACTTCGCCTGCTCGATCTGCTTCGCATTGTCCTCCACGTCGGCATAGCCCATGCGGTTCCACTTGGAACCGTCCCACACGAGCGTGTCGATCACGCGGTCGGCCAATGGCACGAGCACGGAAGGCGAATTGTTCGGATTCCCCTGCCAGTACGTGTAAAAGTCCGCGAGCATGGACGGCGAATTGTTCTTCTCACCCTGCCAGCGAGTCCAATACTTCTGGGTCTTGAGCCACAGGTCGCCGACGATCAGCCCTTTGGAGGCGTCCGGCATGTCAGGCCCACGAAACGTATGGTTCTTCGAGTGGGCTTCGGCATACGCCTGCGCAGCCGACTCCTTCGCCTTCGAAATCTCTCCGTTCGCCGTGGTCAGGTCGCTTTTGGTCTGCGCGATGTCCTTCCGCGCCTGAGACAGATCGGCCTGCGCCTGCGAGAGCGTCTGATTCGCCGCGTCGAGATTCGACTTGTTGGCTTGGATATCCTTCCGCGCCTGGTCGAGCTTGGCCGTATTGTCCTTCAACGCTGTCTTGTTGTCAGCCAAATCCTGCTGGATTTGTTCGACCTCTTCCGGCGAGACCGCCGACTGCACGACCACGCTCACACCCGCCGACCAGCCGGACTTGTTGCCCGAACGGTCCACGGAACGCAACGCGAACCAGTACGTCTTGTACGCGGTCAGGCCGGTGACGATGCAATGCCCGTCACGAGCGACCGAATCCCGGTACTGCCAGTTGCCGTTCGATTCACTGACGCCCAGCTCGCAATGGTCGAAATCCGGTTCCATCCCCGCATTGACATTGTTCCTGCCATCCCATTGGACGTCCACGATCCCATACCTGCTGGTCGGGATCGGCTTCGATGGAATACTGGGCGGAGTCACATCCGAGGCCACGAGGGCCACCACCACGTTCGACCATTCGCCCAGCCTGTCGCTGTACGTGGGCACCGCACGCACGCGGAACTCATAGCGTGCGCCGCATTCCAACCCGCCGATGCCGATCGTCAACCGCTGCGCGTCCGTCACCCCACCGGAAACCCACGGGGCACCCGCAAGATTCTTCCGGTATTCGACCCGATACGAGCTGATATCGATGGCCGTATTATCCGTCGCCTGCGAGACCTGCGCCCACTGCAAGGTAGCCAAACCCAACGCGGTACCACGACTGGAGATATAGGCGTCCGTCTGCACCACAAGACCAGTCACGGCCTTCGGCGTCCGATGGTCTTTTTCCGGAGCGGGCAGGCCACCACCGGTGCCGCCGTTGATGGCGCCACCGGTGATGCCCTGTACTCGTTTCGCCTGACGTACGGTCGCATCGTAAACCTTGTCGTTCAACACGACCGAAGCTTTGAACTGATTGGATTCCAAGCTCAACGTGACCTGCTGGACACGCACCTTCTCCCCATGCATGACGGTTGGCGCGGTGATCCAGTCACCCGGACGGTAATCGATGAGAGGAAGACTCGGAGCATCGTTGACACGCAGGGCCCTCGTATACTGGCCTCGAACACGTGCCGCAGTATCCAGAGTGGATTGCATATAGAGGGCGGCGGTATCATCATCGCTGATTCCCTGCTGGGATAGATACGTCTCCCACTTGCCCCAAGGGGAAGGCGCTGCGGGATTATCCCTCGTGAAAGCCTTGTTGTTATCTCCCTGCACGAGAATATGCGAGGCCAATGCCTCGATGCTTTCCTCTTCCGGGGCTTCGAGCACGTCATGCGCCAATTGGACGGAGATGCGGCTCAGATCACGGCATAATGCCGTGGAGTCCATGTTCCAGATTTTCAATGTCCGCTTATCGAAAGCCCAGTCGCAAATCTTGTTGCCGGCGAGATTCGCCAACGCGGTGAGACTGCTGATGCCCGGCGTGTAGGCAAGCGTCATGACGCTCTTCCACGCAGCGCCCGCCGAATCCCTGCCCGTGTCGAAACCGCAGGTGACGGGGATACCGCCACGGGTCTTGTTCTCATCAAGGAACGTGCGCATGACCAGACCGGCAGAGGCCTTCTTGAACACACGCTTGCCCTTATCGTCCCCGTCACCCTCCAGATGAGCGAGGTCGAGCATGAGCGCCTTGTTCAACAACCATGCATAGGAGGGGCAGGTGAACGTCACCGTATCCGAAGAGTCCAAGGCGTCACGACTGCGGGAGATGAGCACGAAACGACCGTTCAACGGTTCCAGCCATTTGCCGCCATCGGACACTTCGACCGCGATTTCCAGACCGGTTTCGAGCTTGCGTTCAAGAATCGACCCATTCAACGCCTTACGGGAATACTCCAATCGGAGAGCGCCCGTGTCATCGTGCAGGAAACTCGCGGAAAACGAGGACGGCTGGGGGAGCAGGCCCAGAGTGTCGCCGTTCGGCTTGTACGCCTTCAAACGGATGGAGAGGTTCTTCATAAGTGCCTTCCCGTCACCACCATGCGCGACGCACATGCATGAGCGCATCTCCCGTCGCACCCGTGGCGGTGACCTTCAATCTGTAAAGTTCGGAAACGTCTGGCCATACCTGCAGGATTCCTCCCGCCGGATAATCCAAACCGGTGGAAACATCCGTGCCGGTCGGAGTCCAGGAGTTCGCATAGTCGGAACGCCATGCGCGCATGATGTCGGGCCTGATATAGAGGGGTTTCGCACTGTCCGCCGCACCGGTCCAGCTGATTCCAGTGTTCGACGTGGGGTCGGTCAGGGAGACGGAGGTGACGGTGCTGGGAAAACGGAACACGATGTCCGTCAACGGGGCGTCGCCCCAGAAACCGTCGCCGGGGATACCATCCTCGAACAGTAGGCTCTCGGAATTGTTGACCTCGCCGCGCCACATGGTGATGAAATCCGCCAACAGTGAGGTACTGTTGTTCGCTTCTCCCGACCATCTCGTCCAGAATTTGTTGATGGTGACAGGTCGGGGGAACACGAGACCGTCCTTGTTCAACGACAACGGACGATCCCAATACTCCGGTTCATGCCACCACACGTCGGGCATGGCGAACTTCGCGGTGAACGACACCAGATTGTTCGGATGGGAACTGTCGTCATCGGCGGTCAACGAGGTGAGCTCCACCCGCGTGGACTGCTCCACACCGTCCTTCACCCGAGTGAGAGTGAGATTCGGCATGGAGCATAATCGCATTATCCGGGAAGACTCCTCATACACTTTCGGAGTGAATGCGTCCACCTTCAACGTGATCTCACGCTCCTCGAACACGGGCGGAACACCGAGGTTCAAGGTTCCGCTCACGCCGGGCACCGTGGCGACCGTTCTACGGGTGCTGATGCCCGGCATGAGCGTGGAGCCCACGATGACCAGACAGTTCTCCGTATCCAATGCGACCCCGTTGAGTTTGTAGGACATGGTGGAGAGCATCGTTTCCTCCTACTGCAAGAGACCGAGGTTCGCGTACTGGTCGAGCTTGTTGTTTTTCTGAACCTCGATTGGTGTGACGCTCGGATAGATGAACGTCTGGTTGTATGTGTCGCCCGAACTGGTTTCGATGGGCATCGACCAGCCTCCGGACTTGTAACCGCCGTTCAACCCTCCGGAAGGCATGGTGATCTGGCTGGTGCGCCGCGCGTCCGCAATGTATTTGCTGGGAATGCTGCCGGTCGCGTTGATAGCGGCCATGATTCCCCTGCCGTACAGGTTTTCCATGCTTTGCACGGCGGCCTTACGTATCACGTACTCACCGGTACTCGCATCCGTGTAGGCGTTCAACGGAACCGAATCGCTCGTATTGTTGCCCTGACCGACCACACGTCCGGTCTTGGTGACATTCGAACCAGCTACCTCGCCGCCCTCGGCGTTCTGGCGTTTGATGCCGAACACGGCAAAGAACTTCTGCTTCGCCCATTCCCAACCGGATTGCATGGCGCTCCAGAAGGAACTGGACACGCTTTCCGTACTGGCACCGAACTGAGCGTTATACGTGCTGCCGTTCCATTGCCAACCCTGATTTGAGGCCGACCTCTTGGCGTTTGCGGCGCCTGTCGCGTCACCGTCGAACGACGCGGTGGGATGCTGGGCATCCCAGTTGCGGGCGTTCGCATCGGCGCTGGCCTTTGCCGGGCCTGAATTGTCCTTCGCGTTCAGGTCGGCGGACGGAGCCAACTGGTCGTAGGCGTTGAGATTGCCTTCGACGTAATCCAACGTGGCTTTCGTCAGATCGTCGGCGTTCAGCTTGGTCGTGTAACCATTACCATCAGAACCAGCCTTGAACAGTTCGGCATGCTTCTTGACAATATCGGTGGCGACGATCGCCTGAGTGCCATCGGCGTCAAGGACAATCGTGTACTTGCCGGAACCGTCGGTGCTGACGTTCTTGCGTAGCTCGTCCATCTTCGAGCTGACCTGATCCATGCTCGTGATGGCACCACTGTTGATGCCTTCGAGAATGGTCTGGAACACCGCCGTGTTACCGTCCCCGGGGAAGATGGCTCGCAGATTGCTCAGATATTGGGTGAGAGCGGTCTTGGTCTGCTCCGTTTCGGCTTTGAACAGGGTGGTGACCTCCTCGGGGGTCAGACCATAGATCTGCTGCAACCGTTGCGCGGCATCGGCGGGAATACCCATGCTGTCGGCGGTGGCGAGGAACTGCTTCGCCAATTCCGCCTGCTTGGCTTTCACCACGTCGGTGGACGCGCCGGACTCGACCATGCTCTTCAACAGGTCATGACCGGAATTGCCCAGATTCTCCAACGCGGATTGCGCCTCGCGACCGGCCTCGCTCATCGTGTTGAACGAGCCCGTCACGCCCTGGATGCCAGCAGCGTTCGCATCCCAAACCGGGCCGCTCTGCGCGGCCAACTGATTGACGCGGGCTATCGCATCCCCCATATTGGAATACGTTTCACCGTAGTCGGAAGCCGCGTTCAACGCATTCTGCTGAGCTGTGCGTTGACGTTCTGCCCAATCCGCAGCAGTCTGCTGAGCCTTGGCCAGCATCTGAGTACGTTCGGCCTGAGTGGAAATGGCGATGGACACCGAATCGGAATCCTCACCAAGCTTGATGAGCTTCGTGGCATAACCCTCCGCATACCCGTTCGCTTGGGCAATGGCCTCGGAATTGGCTATGTACTCGTTGCGCTGATCCTCAAGCGCGGTTTTCACCTTCTGCGCGGCCCTCGCCAGATCGGCGTTCTTGCCTATGCCATGACCGACGTTGACATTGTATTTCTCAATCGTCGCATCGAGCCGGTCAAGTGTCGCCTGGTATTCGGCCTGCGAACCGGTAACGGACTTGGTGAGATCGCTGACGTTGAGACCGAGCTTCTTGGCCGCGTCGCTCACCGAATCAAAACCCGTGGTCATATCCGACCACCAGTCGAACTTCGTGCCGGAATAATCCGTGTTGTCGAAATTCTCCTTGATGGCCTTGCCAACCTCGGTGATTCCCTCGGCTGCGGACTGAGCGGAATCCGGTACCTTCTCCAACGCGGTGCGAATGTTCTCGGACGCCTGCTCATTGGCCTGAGCGGTTTTCACATACTCCGAGTAGGCTGCGGTCACCACGGCCACGCCAGCGGTCACGGCGGCTCCGACCGGCCCGCCGAACGCGCCCAGCACGGCGCTGCCGACACCTTTGGCCAAAGCACCGGTCTTTCCTAGCACGCCGTTTGCGTTCCTCACGCTGTCGGCTATGCCATTCAAGGCCGGGTTGGCGGCGATGAAACCGCTGACCGCATCCTTCATGCTCGCGCCGGCGGTCTTGGTGGTCACGCCGAGCCCGTTCAACGCCTTCTGGTATTCGACCATGCGCAGCGTGTTCTCGACCAGACCGGTCTTCACCGTGTTCCAAGCGGTCATGCCCGCCTTGCCGAACGTGGCGTACAGGCCTATCGCGGCCTGAATCGGTTCGGGCAGCCTGCTGAACGCATTGGCGGTGGCCTCGGCGGCTTTGGCGACCGTGGTGATGAGCGGCGCGCTGGCCTTCAACGTGGCGGCAAGGGTACCGCCGAACGTTTTGGACAGCTGGCCCACGGTCTTCAGCAGCTGGTTGAACGCGGGGCTCGCGTCGCCAACCGCTGAGAACACCTTCTGGAAGCCTTCGGACACTCCCGACGAGAATCCGCTGATGCCGTCCTTCGAGTTTTTCAGAAGACGGCTCGCGTTACGGGTGAACGAGCTGATCGTATTGCCCGCATCGGTGAACATTCCGGCGGTGGTGTCGCGCAGCTCGTAGGCTGCGGAACCGATGTCCGAGAAGGCGTTGCGCATCTCGTTCTTCGCGGCTTCCGCGCCCTTGGCCCACGCCTTGAACGTGGTCTGGAATCTGGCGGAGTTCACCGCACGGTCGGCCTTGCCTACAGCCGTGCTGAACCCCTCGAGCCCGTTCTGGCTTTCCGCCAACGCGGAATACAGGCCCGTGGCGATGCCCCACACGCCCTTGAACGAGTCCTTCAGATAACCGGCCTGTTCGACCACCTGCTTCATCGACGCGACGATCTCGCCGGTGGCTCGGGTCTTATCCACCCAGTCGGCGAACTTCGAGGCCATATCACTGAAATAGGAGGCGGCGCGAGGCAGGTACTGGCTGGTGCCGTCGCTCAAGCGGAGGAACGACTCCACCACGCTCCGCAGTCCCGGATTGAGATTGTCCACGGCCTCGGAAGTACGGGAGAATATGGTGGACAGCTCGCCGGCCTTGTCGGACTCGCGGATGATGTCCGCCACCCCCTCGACCACCTTGCCCTCGCTGGACGCGATGCCGGTCATGCCGGGGATAAGCGTGCCGCTCACATCGTCCATCAGGCTTCTGATGGCCGGACGCGCCTTCTCGTAGAACGCCTCGTCAATCGCGTCGCCGAAACCAGCGAGCTTCGTGGACGCGATGTCGATCTGGTCGCTAAACGTGCCACCCTTGTCGCCCCACGCATGCTTGAGCACGACGAACGCCGCACCCAAGCCGGTGATGGCGGCGGGAGCCGCGAAAGCCGCCTTGCTCATGGCGCCGAGACTGGATGCCACGCCAAGCACGCTGGAGGAGAGGTTCACCGCGCCGGCGGACACTCCGCCGATGACGGCGCCCACCGCACCCAGCACGGGAACCTTCGTGTCCAACGTGTCGAACAAATTCACCAATCGCTGGAACTGGTTGTTGACCCCACGCAGACCGGTGGCACCGTAGAGCATGCCGTCGATAAGCTTGCCCATGTCCGTGGCGTGCAGCTTCGCGTAGATTTCCACGCTGCGCGGACGGGTCAGGTACATGAGATGCGCGGAAGCCGCAGCCGACTTCAGGTCGAGGTCCATCTCCAGCTTGTCGTGGTCGTTCTGGAAATCACGGGCCTTGCGGCGGGCCTTGCTCACATCGAGGTCAAGGTCGGCCACATATTTGAAATCCTTGTCACGTCCGGCGAGATGGCCGGCAGTGTTCATGCGGTCGATGGCCTGCCTGTAGGAGGTTTCTATCTCCTTGGGCAGGTTCACGTAACGGCGGCGCAGATCATCCAGCTCGCGTTTGAGCTTGTCGGCGCCGTTCGTATAGAACTTGACGCGGGCTTCCTTGCGGTTCAGCTCGTCGGTCTTGCGTGCCACGTTCTCAAGGTCGGAAACGACCTTCGCGTAACGGTCGATGTCGATGCGAATCTTCGCGTCAGGATTGTCCCTCAGCCGTTTTATCTCTCGGTCGATTCGCGCGATCGCAAGATTCGCTTCGTTCATCTCCACGACGTTCGACCCGAGTGGCTTGAACTTGAGGATCGCGTCCTGAAGCTGACGAATGTTCTTGCGGGTCTTGCCCAGAACCCGTTCGCTCTGAGCGCCGTACTTCTTCTCCAACGCGGTCTGCTTGGAAAGAATCTGGCCATACTGCTTCGCGTACCGGGCAGACACCTTCCATCGGTAGCCGTTGTCGGATGCGGTCTTGATGGCCTTACCCATACGTTTCGCGTTGCCACGGACTCCGTCAAGCTCCTTTTCGAGCTTGCGGAGGCTGGTCATCGCCTGGTCGAGTTCAACCTTCGGAGAGATTTTACGGTCGTTGATGCCATCGACCATTTTCCGCAGTGTCTTATCGTCACCGCGAATCTCGACCGTCTTGGTCAGGTCATCGGACTGTATGCGCCGTTTCGTGGCGGTCCAGCTCGCATCATCAACGTCCACGTTCAGTGGAATGTCGAGACTTTCGTCCGCGTAACGTGCGAGCTTGCGGCGCAATTCCGCACCGAAGTCATTGGTGTCCGGGTAGATGCTGATGCCAACGGCACCGCCCTCGTATACTGCCATCGGTGAACCTCTTTTCAGTTATCGGGAGGAGAACAAGGCCTTCATCGAATCGAGGTTCGCCTCGACCGGCTTTTCCGGCTGTTCCGTGTCCGGGGGAAGAATCGGCGTGAACTCGGGGTGCTTGCCGTTCTTGGTTTCCATGAGCCCGCACGTCAACGCGCCCACATGGTTGAAAATGCCCAGCAGGAGGCTCGTGTCCTGCGAATAACGGTGATAGGAGAGCATGCGCCGTGACTCGCCTTCATCGGCGGTCTCGGATTGCATGGGATGATTCAGCAGCCATTCGCGGTACAGGGACTCGTCATAACCCGACAAACCCTGCAGGAGCCTTACGAGGAACCCGCCGTCATATTTGTGGATGGCGGCGGGCATATCAAGGTTGTAGAAGCGTCTGAAGTCGCAGGTCAGTTCGACTGGGCAGTTTCGGTAGGCTTCCTCGACGCTTCGGATTTTCCCAGTTCGATCCGGTAGAACATGCTCAGGTTCAGGAACGCGGAGAACAAGACGTTGCCGTCACGGCCCGTGGCCCACTTCTCGTAGGCTTTCTTGTCCGTGGCGAGCCCCTTGTAGAAGTCGTTGGAGATGGATACGACGCGGGCGATGACCAGAGCCGCGTCCATCGGGTCCTTGCCGTCAAAATTTGGCATCTGCGTGTCCAGAAGGGTGAGGAGCACGGTGAAGTCGGCGGACTGTTCCGCGTTGAAGTCACATGCCCTGACGAGTTTCGGGAGTCCTTTGAGCTCCGGATATTCCTTGACGAGCTGTTCGAAAGTTTCGGGGAACTTCTGAGTTGGTTCCTCGGTGGTGTTTTTCTTGGCGGTCAATGCCGTCTCCTATCCGTGAAGCCTATCCGTGAATGAAGAACCCCCATACGGCCCGGATAGGAGAACCGTATGGGGATGAATCAATGTCAGGCGGTGGGAGCCGGCAGCTTCACCCCGCCGAGAGTGGAAGGCTGGCCCGCGAGCCGGATATCCTTGCCAGCCTCGACTGTGGCTGGCGGGTCTCCACCATCCGCAGCGCGGATGGCTGCGGACCCTACTTGAAATCCTCCGGACTGAACAGCGCGTAGCCTCCAGTCTCACCGTTCGGGCCCTTCTTCAGGGCATCGGTGGACTTGACCACCGCGTTGAAGCTGAACTCGGCGAACTCGTCGCCGGTCAGGTCGATGGTGTCGAACGTGAAATCGGTCTCCGGCAGATACAAGCCGAAGGACAGTTTGTCGCCGTCATCGTAGGCGAGGACGAACAAGGCGAGCTTCTGCACGATCGGCTTGATGGGCACGATCACGCCGCCGTTGGTACCATCCCAGCCGCCGGTGACCTTCTTCAGGGTCGCCTTGTCGCCCTGCACGCTGGCACCGCTGACCGTGATGGTCGGGGCTTCGGTGGAAGTGCGTGCGGCGGCCATCAGCCACGTGTCGATGGTGGTGGTGTCGCCGCCGTCCTTGCTGAAGCTGATCTTGTTGGAATTGGAGGTGTGGCCGAGATTATCCCAAACGGGAGTGTCCGCGGTGCCGACCTTCACACTGCCGGAGTTCAACAGAAACTGCTTGACGCCGGCAGTCGGGATGGCGGTCTTGGCCGGGGCCGTGAACACGGTTCCTCGCGCGGCCTGAAGCAGCGCATCTCCATTAATAGCCATGATGGTTCCTTTCGGATATTGGATTTGGGTAAAAGAAAAGGGCCGGCCATGTGGCCGACCCCTGTAGGTCAGATGAGGTCCCGCGCGTCCATTGAGGCGTCGAAACCGTATTCCTTGATGTTCTTGCCTTGGTTCTCCTTGGCGTCGCTGCGACGCTGGGGGGAATCAATGCTGTTGATGCGGCTTATCTTGCCCGCCGAGGTTTTCTCCTCGAACGGCCACCCCATGACGGTGCGGTACAGGTTGCGGGCGAGGCCGCTCGGATTGTTCGTGTCGGCTGCGAGAACGGTGAACGACACGGTGAACCGCCACAAACCCCTATCGACCTGCTGTCCGGGGGACACCTCGTAGAGGATCACGCGACCGTTCTCGGCCACGGCGTTCAGATCGAGGTCGATTTCGCTGTATACGGCGACCGATGTCCAATCCTCGTTCGGGTATTCCCTTTGCAGCAGCTCGTAGACGATCTGCTCGGCGTCGATGCTTTCGCGCACGTCGATGGCGAGATGTTTGAAGATGTTGTCCATGACGGCCTACACCTTCAGCTTCGAGGCCACGTTGCGCATGGAATGCATGCCAGCCAAACGGCGTCCGGCCCGATTGTTGACATAACCGAACTCCAATGCGGAGGCAATCTCCGTACCCTCGCGCCCCTTGACGCTCAGCACGACCTGATGGTCCTGAGCGTGGCCGGGACGTATGGAGACATCGATACGATCCGACAAGTCCGCTCGGGCGACGGCATGGTTACGGTCGTTGACCGTTCCGGCCCCCATCTGCGCCTTGACCATGACGGCCGCTTTCTCGGCTGTTTCGAGGGTGATTTCGGGGCCGAACATGAGCGCTATGTCACGGCCTATTCTCGGTTTGATGGTCACGCGGCCCATCGGCGCCCACCTCCTTCGACCATTCGGGTTCGGGAATTCCGCCGGGCACGTAGCCGCCGATGACCACGCGACGGCAACGAACCTCCCAATGCTGGGAAAGCACGCTGCCGCTGCCACGCCATGTCGGATAACCGTCGGCGTCATACCAGTCGCCCTTGTACCAGATACGCGAATGAATATCACCGGGCCACTGGCGTGCGAGAATCTGCAAGGGCGTGACCTCCTGAAGGCCCCCGCCGTTCTGCCCGGAAGGACTCTTGTCCTCGGCGCCACTGATGGAGAACATGCCGGCCTGCTGCGCCCGGCCTTCGACCGAACACACGACCTTCACCGGGTCGCCGACCTGCTCGTGATAGCCTCCATGCGCGTCCTGCACATGACGACGGTTGACCACGATCACGTAATCCGTATCGAACAACTGTTGGACGCCATGGCCGGTCAATTCCGTACGGTCGTACAGGTGACCTCCGCCCAGCTCGTCGATGTCCACCCCGTCGTAGAGGTGGCCCATGTCATAGGTCTCCATAAGCGCCTCACATGCCGTAGGCGCGGTCGAGACCCATATGCACGGTACCCATCGGGCCCATCGAGTCGGAATGGCCTTCCAGCAGCGCCTTCTCACGTTTCGACACGTACAGGTTCATGGAACCGTCCTTGCCGGGCGGATTGTCCTGCGCATCGAAGTTCGTATACGAGTAGCTGCCGTTCGATTCGGTCTTGAACTGCCGGTAGCGGACGACACGCAACACCATCTGGCTCACCACATAGCCAAGCGTGCGCTCCTTCAACAGGCCGTTCTGATAACGCGGGGCCACGTTCTGGCATTCAGCCTGAACCATGTCGGCAGCGACCCCGCACTCATTGAGCAGCCATGCGTTGGGAAACCGGTCAAGGAGAAGGTCGGGCTGGTCGAGCGCGTTGACACGCAACCATTTCAGCCAGTCGATGGAATCGATGGAAGCCACGACCCCTCCTTACTATCCGAGGACGGAAGCCTTCGCGGTGCTGACGGCCTCCTGCAGGATCGGCATCATCGTGCCGTTGGCCCACAGGTCGTACTTGACCGGGGCGCCACCGGAGAACATGGCTCCGATGAAACCGTCGTTCACGCTCTTGTTGATGCCGTATTCGGGATCCTGTCCTTCTGCTGTCGGGCCGGAGGCGGTGAAACCAAGACCCGTATCGTTGAACGACGGGAACATGATGAACGTGCCGTTGGGGATCAGCGTGTTCGTGTCCACCGGCATCTTGAAGCCGTTGTTGACCTCAAGGTCGGTGTACAGCACGTCGATCATGCGCACGTCGGCGAGGCCGCAGGCGGTACGCAGCACGTCCAGCACTTCGGCGCGGGTCAGGCGCGGCTTCGAATTGGCAAGGGAAACGCCCGTGTATTCGGTGATGAACGACTCGTTGGTGCGCAGCGCGTCGATGACCTTGCTGGTGGTCAGCGCGGCACCCGGAGTACGGCCACGCTCCTTCTTGATGGCGTCCACCCACTTCTGCACGTCGGTGACCGGATCGGACTTCACGTCCGACCAGACTTTGGCGGGAGTGAGCTTGGAGATGCTGGTCGGACGGTCGAACGTCCACGTGTTGGCCTTCAGGCCGTTCTCCTCGACGGTGATCTTCGCGTCCACCATGGCGGCGATGCGGGCCAGTTCGATGCGTACGGCGGCTTCCTGGCCCAACTGGGTGAGGATTTCCACGGCCTTGTCATGCAGCCACGTGGAATCGCCCGTGTGGTTGATGACGTCGCGTTCGGAGATGTGGCCCATCTTCGACAGCGGGATAAGGCCCGTGTAGTTCTCGCCGGACTGGGCGACGGTCTTGCCGTGAGCGGCCTCCGCGTCCCAGGCGCGGAACTTCATGGCGTCGGTCTCCTTCGGCGGGATGATCTTCTGCCACGTCACCGTGTCCTTGCCGTCATTCGACTTGACGGGGAACACGGAGCCGAACGGCAGCAGGCCGTCGATGAAATCGAAGCCGGACTGCACCACACCCGACGCCTCGGACGGGCTGATGATGTTCTTTTCCAGGGTTCCACTCATTGAGGGTTCCTTTCAGATATACGAAAGCCCGCCACAATGGGCGGGCTTATAAGGGTTGTTGGATTGGTTACTTGGCGATGCCGGCTGTCTTGAGTGCGGTCACGATGTCCGCCGCGCTGGCGCCCGCCGCGATGGTCACCTGCTTGACGCCGCCGAGCGCGTTCGCCGTGGCGGCGGGCAGCGTGTAGGCGGGGGGAATCGTCGGCTTGTCCTTCAGGCTGTTGTAGGAGCCGTCGAAATTCGAGTTGCCGGTGCCGGCGCCGATGGCGGTGCGAGCTGCGGCGGCATCGTTGGCGGTCAGGATGCTGCGGCCGACGGTGGAGGCGTCGGTGATGTTCGCCGCGGTGACCGTTGCTGGAACCGTGATGTTGGAGGTGGCCGAAGCGTTGGACAGCGGGGTGACGGTATCGTCCTCGATGTCGAAGAAACTGCCGCCCCACACCGCGTCGTCGGCGGGAACGACCGGCAGCTTGCTCTTGATGATGTCACCACGGTAGCGCATGCCGACGTTCGCACCGTTGACCACATCCCAGCCGCCGAACGTGACGCTGATCTCCACCATGCTTTCCAACAGGCCGGCGATCTTGGTCTGACGCCCATCGGTGGCATTCGGGTCATACGGGCCGTATTCGCCGGAGGCGGTGATCTTGGCCAGCGGGATGCCGCTCTTGATCCAGATGGTCGTGGCCTTGTCGCCAAGACCGGTCAGGTACTTGTCACGCTTCGTATCATCTTTCACGTTGAACGTGGACAGGTCGAGGGTGACGCTCACTGTGCCGTCATCGGTGTGGTTGCCGAAACGCCACTCGTTGTTCTCCTCCACGGTCACGATGCCAGTGGAGCGCACATTCTCGTATGCCATGTGCTTTTCCTTTCGATTGAATGTTTGTGGTTACTTGGCGGAGCGGGCTTGGCGCCTCTGCTCCTGACGTGCCTTGGCGGCGGCGTACCCGTCTGCGTATGTGCCGGAACGAATCTTCGGGGTTCCCTCGCCACGGGTGCGTGCCCCCTGTTCGGCCTTCTCGCGGACGGGTTCGGATTTCGTCGGAGCCGCGACCGGGTTGAGCGCCGCGTACTTCTCGGCCCATTCGGAAATCTTCTCCGGTTCGGTCTCGCCGCACAGGGCGAACACGTCGTCGCTGATTTGCGGGTGGGCCTTCTGGGCCTTCATACGCGCGTTCTCCACCTGCAAGTCATGCAGCTGGCTCTGGGACTCCTCGTAGGCGGCTTCGGTCTTGCGAAGCTGCTCGTAGTTGTCCTTGGCCTGCTTCTCATGCTTGCGGGACAATGCCTTCCAGTCGGGACCGTTTTCCGTCTCATCGACACTGTTCGCGGCAAGTTTCTCGGCGGTCACTGCGTTGGCGATGATGCTCTGTGGGGTCACGCTGTTAGCGGCGGACATGGCAGCGATGACGGGACCAGTGATCGAGCTGTTCGCGGTGGAAACCGTGCCGGTGTTGGCCGTGACGGTCTGGCCGGCGTTCTGAGAACCGTCCGTGACGGTCTGATTCTCCTGATTGTTAGCCATGATGGCCTTTCTGTGTCAGGCAGCGGTGCCGAGCATCGACTGCACTTGGTTAAGCAGGGCACGTTGGTATGCCCATGATTGCCTCAGATGGATTGACGGCTTGAACCTGTAGGTTCGGCCCTCGTATCTGAAGGAGACTTCCTTGCCGGTGTCGGACACCTGCTTGTAGCGTTTGGAGAACTCGATCGCACGGTCCTTCATCCGCTGGAACTGCTGGAGCGTGGTTTTCCGGTCCGGCGTGGTCCACTTGTCGGAATCCTTGCCGGGAACCGGGTTCGGCGTATCCCTCGCGTCCTGCGCCATGAGTATCGGGCCAAGCTCGCCGTGCGTGATGGTCTTGACTCTCACGTTCTTCAACGCCGCCGCCGTGGTGCCTCCGGCCTGTTCGTAGAGCTTTTTGAGATCGTCGGAGTTCAATTGGAATCCGGGATCATAATCGGAGCCTGCCGGGGCGACGCCGCACTTGCAGTTCGCGTGCAGGGGGAGCAGGGCTGCGGTCGAATACCATCGGTCTGCGGCGGCTATGCACAGGCCGCACGAACCGGAACGGGAAAGCTCCGGATGAAGCACCCTGCGGTATTCGAGCACCTTGCTGCCCCGATACCGGCCCAATGTGGCGTCGGTGGAGGCCCGTTCCACGTTGTCCCACACGTTGGTCTGCAATCGCTGCAACGCGGATTGCAGCCACTTGTTGACCTCATCGAACAGCTCATCACCCTTCTTGGGCCATGTTTCCGGCCTTATATCGGGGTTCTTGACGGCTTCGCCGCGATACGATTCGGCGGGGCGCGCGGCCACCAGCCACGGGTCGGTGTTGACCCTCGGATAGACGAGCTGCTGCACGTCTCCGGCAGGGGTGATGCCCACCATGCGCAGCGTCTGGTCGGCGTAGCTGATTCCCAGCCTGCGCACCTGGCCTATCAGGGCTAGCTCCAGCAAAGCGAGCCTCGCGGCTGCGCCGTAGGTCACGGCGTCGTTCCACCAGTCGGCTGGCGTGAGGCTGAGCCACATGGTGCGGGCCAGCCTCACATACTCGTTGACGAGCCTCTGACGTGAGGATTGGAGCGCGTTGGACGCGACCTCCAAGGTCATAACGGCCATCATTCACCGTCCACGGTCGGGGGCTCATCCGCCTGCACCACGTCGTTTTCACTCGCGGTATCGGAGAACGCGAGAGAATCCGTCTCGTCGGGCAGAACGCCCGCAGACTGCTGGGAGGTCTTGCCCTCGATCATCGCATTCTCGGAGGCCATGGCCTGAGCGAACTGCGTGTCCATGAGGTCCTGCATGGCCTCGGCTATCTCAATCTCGGTCATGCCGTAGCTGCGGCGCATGTTCGTCTTGACGGGAAGAATGCCCTTCGAATAGTTCGCAGCCTGAGCCTGCTCCAACTGTGATGGAGGGTTGATGGGCTTCCACACGGTCTCGAACCGTTCGCCGGCGGCGCTGTTGCCATCGGCCTCCAACGCCATGCGCATGAGACGGGTGAACCCGTCATTGGCACGCGCGTTCATGTCCTCGACCTTGAACACCAGACCCTCACGCTTGAGCTGCGCGCCTTCCGCGCTGCCGGAAACGTCCGGGCTGAGAATATCCAACGGGGTGCCGGAGGAGGCGGCGAGATGCTTGATGTCGGAAGCCACGGCGGTGATGAGCGGATTGATGTCCGTGACGCCGGACTCCCAGAACTTCGCGTCACCGGGAACCAGCCACAATGCGTCGGGCCCCTGCTGGAACAGATCCTTGTAGTCGATACGGTCTCCGGCCTGAGCCAAACCGTCACGAACCTGCGGGTCGGACTCCTTGTAGAACTGAGGCATGTTGCTCATCGACACGGCACGCTGCTTGAACGCCTGCAATTCCTGAATGCAGAAACGCTGGAAACGCTGCTGGTCGATGCTGCCCAATGTAGGGATATGCGGCTCGAACTGGCCCTTGCCGCCCGGCGCGTGCATGCGCACGATGGGAAGGCATTCGCATTTCTCCGCGAAATCATAGGAGCTTTCCGCACCGCCATCCCATTGGAACGTGGGTGACAGCGTTGGATGAATCTTGGAATCGTCGTTGGCGATGCCGTATATCTCCTCCTCGTCGCCTTCTTCAAGGAGGCTTCGGGAGTCGGTCTTGTTGTAGGCGATGCGGCAGTAGACGTCCTTCACGCTGCCGTCATCATTGCGTATCAGACGGTAGAGGGCGAGATATTCGCAGCCCTCGCTGGCCTTGTACCAGTAGTTGACCGCCGAATCCTCGTCCGAGGAGACGTACGTGTTCCACGGGCTGAGCACCGTGATATGCGATGGCAGCTTGTTCTTGTTGACCAGTGCGTAGGCGTTGCCGTATACGGCGAGATCGTGGAACATCTGACGGCTCTTCAATTCCATACGGCACTGGGACCACATGTCGTCCGCCTTAGTGGAACGCATCGTCTTGTCGGCGATGAGCCGGAACCCGGTGGGCCGCTGGCGGTGTATCACCGCATCGGCGATGGCCTTCGCCAAATCCAATTGACAGATGGAGACGAACCTCTGGTAGACCGCGTAGCCGGACTGGTTGGTGCTTTTCGGAATCGATTTGACCGGCACCTGCTCCTTGCCGTCATAGAACGTCTTCAACGTGCATAGGGTCGGAATACGGGATACGAGGCCGTTCGCCAGCTGGGTCAGCAGCATGGCATCGCCGTCAGGCTCCTCGTCGCCGGGGATAAGGCTCTGCAGTTCGGCCAATGCGGCCTCCTTTCATCAGGTTCACCAGACGCGCACGGGGGCGAACGACTCCTCTTCGTTGGAAACGGCGGCACCCAAGTAGATGTCGCGGGCACGGTAGGCGAGGAGCCCGGCCATGGCGGCGTCGATCTTATGGGGACTGTTCTGGGTCTCCTTGAACACGAGGTATCCTTCGGGCCTGTCCTTGCGGCGTCCGTTGCGGAAATGGTCGATGAGCCGAGGGTCGGCGAACAGTTGGATGTTCGTCACATCGGGCTCGTCGTATTTGGATACGGTTCTCATGGGCTCGTTGAACGCGGCGCGCATGGTCTTCAATTCACTCATCACGTCACGCTTGTAGCCGTTCATCGGGAAGCGGATATGCGAGCCGTTCGACCTCGGATACACCTGAAGCCTGTCACCGTAATCCAATTCCCATTGCGCGATGTACGGCTCCCATTCGTCCGTGTCCGCGAACATGCCGACCACGTTGTAATGGTTGAACACCCAACGCACCCTGCCGTCGAACGAATCACGGTCAACACGCCATTTCGCGCCCTGCGGGCCGTCCGGCTTCTGCTCCAATTTGATGAGGAACAGCATGCCGTCACGCACCCTGCAACCCACCAACGCGGTGGAATCATCGGACACGGAGCCATCGAAGCCCAACGTGATTTCATCGGTGTCGGAGACCACCTGCTGCCAAGCGTCATTCAACCGGTTCAGGTCACGAGAGGCGATGGCCTTGTCCACAATGTCACGATGAACCGCATGCGATTTGATCATGTCCTCGGTCAGCCACGCATCCACGGCGGAAGCCAGCGAGTTCAAGTAGAACCTGATCGCGTTGTTCGGATCATATGCGGGGTCGAGAATCTTCTTCACGGTTCGCCGCAGATCGCACCAACCGTACTTCGAGGGGCCGGGCTCCACGCCCTCGTCCCTCAACGACCAGCCTTCGGCGGAACGCCCATCGGGGCCGACCGGCACCATGCGCCCATCGGGAAGGAAGATGTAATCCTTGCCGTCAGGTGATTTCATCGCGGAACCGTACGCCTCGTAGATCGCATGCTCAAGCTTCTCGTCGTCGGCGAAATCATCCAACGCCAAGTCGGCGTAACGATGGTCGAACAGCAGGTCCTCCCAGCCACGCAGACGGCCCTCCATGAGATCATGCGCGGTCTTGAACGCGCGTTCGGCCACGCTGTCCTCGCCCGGCTGATACATGGTCGTGGTCATCAGATACCACGGGTCTGCGGCGACGCCACGCTTCGTGAGATTCTGGGTCATGATGTCGAACAGGTCACGCAGACGCTTGTTGTTGTACTGGTGAACCTCGTCGAAGCACACGAACGTCTGCAGACCACCGTCCTTGCTTCGCGCGGCGGCTGTCGAGTATCGAATCTCCATGCCGGTCTTGGGCCACAGGATACGGGTCTTGCCCGCGTCCATGCCATCACCGGCCAAAAATCGCAGATAGCCTTCGGTGCAGTTGTAGTAGATGGTGTCGTAAACCTCGCCAGTCTGCTCCTCAGCTGTAGCCAAGCAGACCACGAGCGGCGATTTCACCGGACGGCCCATCGGCTCGCCCTTGCGATACGTATAGGTCTTGCCAAGAAACGTGTAGGTTTCCCCGCCTTTCGCCCAACCAGCGAACCGGCACGGGCCGAAAGCCTCGAACATCGCTATCTCGGCGGCGAAACCGCTCTTGTTGCAGCCTTTCGGACGTGCGAGGAACACCTGTCCGAACCTGCGCCGCCCATTACGGTCAAGCGCATAGCAGTCGATGATGAACTGGAAGTATTCGGGGGAGTGGCGGATACGCAGGCCCTTCGCGTCTCCGCGCCCGATGAGCGTGAACGTCTCAATCCACCACACCGCCAGACGGCCCAGCGAACGCTGCCTGTCCTTCGCTGTCAGCTTGGGAATGACGTCATGCATCAGAGCACCGCCCGCGCACGATCATCGAAATCGTTGTTCGGGTCATCGGGAATCTGGAAGCCCACGATCCCAGCGGCCATGTCGTTGGCCTGCGACTCCTCCATCTTCAGTTTGCGTTTAGCGTCGGGGGTATCACCATACTGGTTCATGGACTGGCGCATCTCTGGGGCCAGACCGTCATAGGAGCGTTTCTTGATGCTCTTGTCCATGACGGCCAGCTTGTAGAAGAAATTCCACCACTCCCATTTCGTGCGCAACTGGCGCGCCTGAGGGGTACGACGGAAAGCGTCATAGTATTTACGGACGAACGGGCTCCACACGCCATCGAGCAGATTCAGTTCGGAAGCGTCCGGCAGTTCGGGGCCGATGGGCTCCAACTCCTCGAACGTCCAATCCTCTGGCACCTTATCCAGCGGCGCTTCGGAAGCATAGCCTCCACCCGTCTTGGGTTTCGCGGCCTTCCTGCCATTCCCAACCATGATGATTCACCAGCTTTCGGCCCGTGACGGGCTTCGTTCTGCAGAAGGCGCGTCAGACGTGGCGTCGCACGCACCTGTAATGGAAAATCGCCCGATTCTCGAACGACGGGTCCCCACCGTCCTCGGGCGGGACAATCCACGCGGGAGTACCAGCGTCGGGACTGTCGATGTCTTTTGAAACCGGCTTGCCGCAACCCCTGCACGTGCCATCGCACTTCGCCCAGATGTCAGCCTCCGTGAAAGCCCCATACGTCATGCTCCGCACCGGCTCCGGGGTCAACGGCTCCGATTCGATGATCGGATTAGGATCACTGGCCAACGTCGTATACGGGTGCTTCGCCCGAAACCGTTGAAACCGTTTACGGCAAGTAGGGGAGCAGAAAATCTTCGAGGAACGGGTCAATTGGAACGCCATGCCGCACATGGGACACACCCGAGCGCGGATAGGCGTCACCGGCCTACCGGAATAAGCCTTGCGATTGTAATGACTCCGACACAGCCCATCGGCCACGGCAAGCTCGCCGCAACCCGTTACGAGGCAGTCCGTCGATACGCCGGACGCGAATACCATTCCTGCTCCTTCCGGCGTTCACGGTTCATGCGCCGCTGCTCAGTGGACTCCTGCGCTGTCTTCTGCGAATGATGGTACTGGCATAAGGCCCACAGGTTCTCGGGCGAATCATCGTCCACGCCGTTCGTGGCGCGAACCTTATGATCCACCTCGTTCGCGGGCTGGGCGCAGATGTGAGTGAAACCGAACTCGTCGGTCACGGGCCACTGGCACGCGAACCGGTCACGCTCCAGAATCTCATGTCGGATACGTGGCCAATCGGGATTGAACCGCTCCTTACGATGGGAATTTTTCCAACGCACGAAAAACCTCCCAACAGGTAAAGGGGCGGAACCGGTGGGAGCGTGGCGAGCGAGCATTCCAACGGGGTTAATCCAAATACAAGGGAGTTGGCCCACGGACGCACCGGTTCCTAGAGGCAATGGCCGGAATCGAACCGACGACCTGACGCTTACGAGGCGTCCGCTCCACCAAACTGAGCTACAATGCCACGTCTCCCACAAGGGGAGAGCTATTCAGTTATTACCGTGCAGCATGGCATGAAGCCGCCGCCGGCGACTGGCAATGACCGAGAAGCTGTCACCGCCAAGAGGCGCCTCTTCTCGAAGGCGTTGTGAGTGCCGGGGTGGACTCGAACCACCGACCCTATGACCGTAGCCATACGCTCTAGCCAACTGAGCTACCAGCATCGCATACCCGGTGAGAATCGAACTCACGTCTGCGGTTTTGGAGACCGCCGTTCTACCAACTGAACTACGGGCATATAGGTCGTAATATTTCGCACCAGGACGTCCGACCAGCCGTCCACGCGGAGAGAGTGGGAGTCGAACCCACACGCCCGTCAGGGCAGACTGTTTTCGAAACAGTTGCCGCCGCCAATCGGCTGGCCTCTCCAAGTCTCGCAACGCGCCGCACGAATATAATGCGACGATCTCCGGGCGCTACCCGACGTTCTCTGCGACCGGGACACCCTAGGTATTCAGCCCCAGTCCTAACAACCAGATATTTGGCACTACATTGCGATTGTGGCGGCAGAGAGAATCGAACTCCCATTGCCAAAGGCAGTCGGGTTACAGCCGACGCGCACTCCACGTGCCTACCGCCGATTCGAGGTGGTGGATTGCGTTTTACCACCAACGCCGAGCATGTGATGCACTAACCGTGTACCGCTGTAGCGTTCCTCGTCACACTTCCCCCGCTAAAGGGTGCCGCTAAGCCGTGACGCAGCCTTAACCCGGCATACATGCAATCCGGGTTTATTCAGCCAACCTCATAAAGCATCAAGGGAGCGACCCTCGATACTTCGCGGATGGTGCGAGATTCGAACTCGCGGAACGCCAAAACGACGTTCGGCGGCTTAGCAAGCCGCTGCAATCAGCCGGACTCTGCCAACCATCCAAACCGCACCCGGTTCAAGAAAACGACGTCAATGCAACCCCACGTGAGCCAACGGCCTACGCATTAATTAGTAGTAGTTGTATTGATGACAATTTCAAGGTGCGGCAAATACAGAAAACCCTGACGCCAATGGCATGCGGGGTGGATAACAATATGTCGGGAACCTGAGCCTCGCTCCAATCCCCGACAATCTATCTACACGACAGTCTACTCATACCAAGCGTTGCAACAAGCGTTGCACAGAAACCAGAAAAGGCGACAGCCCGAAAACCGTTGCAATCATTGGTGTGACACACCATGTCACGCTAATTCAAAAAAGTCTGGGAACGGCATTCACGGGCGAAACCAGACACCTAGCGGCCTTGTTTTTTATTGGGTGGGGGTACCCCTCCCGGCCCTATGTGGGCGTGTCTACTCGTTGGTGGTGGTGTCGCGCGGGTGTGTGCGTGGGCGTGCGTATGGGTGTGTGTGGGCGGCGCGTGCCTATGCGTGGTGTGTGTGGTCGTGCGGTCGTGGCGTGGCTAGCCCTATCCGTGTGGCCGTGGTGTGGCCGTGTGCTGTGTGTGGTGGGTGTGGGGCTGTCCTGGCTGTTGTGTGGTCGTGCCCGTGTGTGGGCGAAGAATGATAGCAGTGTGGTGTGGTTTGTCAATCTTGGTGTGTCGTGGCTCAACTTTCGAGAGTTGAGTGTGGTGGACTCAGGTTTTGTTTTCTGATATTTATTATTGAGAATATTCTCGTTAAGCCTTTATTTGGTATATAAGGTATATACCCGCGATTTTACGTCGCGAATCGTAAGTTTCGACACGCCGAGTGAAGCTAGTGTTTGCAATGGTTTACGGGTGGTTTAATCGCTACTGACTTGCGTTCCAGTATTGGACCGCGTATAGTGATAGCCATCAACCACGGAACACCAAGAAAGGAACCCCGAGATGAACACCACGGAGATTAAAGCCAAAGCCTTTAGAGCGGCGGTAGACCTGGCCACGGTATGCAAGCCCTGCACCTATGACAATGTGCTGGACATCACGGCCATAGCCCTCGGTATCGAGATGGACGACAACGAGGAATATCCCGCCGAGCTCTACCGCAAGTTCGACCGAGTGTGGGCCGAGCTCAACTACTGACAGCGCCGCCGATAGGCGGGTACTGGGTTCGAGTCCCAGCGGCGCACGAAGTCCCGGTGATAGGTGAGAGCTATCCCGAGTGACATGAGAGTTTGAGAATTGAATAGTGTTACCGATACCCAGTCAAGGACTGGTGAGGGATAATGAAGCAAGGCAGAGGTCTTGCGAGTAGTGCGGGGGCCGCTGAGAGAACGCGGCGCGATGGCATCAGAAACTCCGTCTGCGAATAAGCCAAAGGTATAATTAGGCCCACTGAAACAGATAGCGAGGTGGGTCATGGACTACAGGGAATTGCAAGACAGCAAGAATCTGGATAATCAACAGTTAGCCGATAAAATCGGCATACCTCGTACCACGGTATCCAAGTACAAGAATGGGCATCTCGATACAAAAAACATGACGTTAGAGATGGCTGTTAAATGGTTACGTGCGTTGGGGCGGCGCAAGATGGCTAACGATTTATCCGAGATGTTTGCGCTTGCTGAGGCTCCTAGTGAGCCGAAAGAAAGCGCCGCCGAGTAGGCGGGCGCGTGCCCTATGAATCTTTGCGTAGGCCGGTTAGCGGCTTAATCAGGTGCAAGCCCTGACTACGCACTGTAGCTTAGCTACTAACGTAAATGCCCCGTAAGTGTTCGCACCACTTGCGGGGCTGACCTTTATCTGCAATCAATAGAGGCGGTACCCAGTGTACTGCCTCACATGGAAGTGAGGAAACCATGCGTAATAAGTGTGTCGCGGCGTTTGCCGCAGTAATCGCCTTGATGTCGTTAGCCGCTTGCGGTAGCAGTGACACGGCCAACATACCGCCTTGCGCTAACGAAGACGGGTCTGGTCAGGCGGGACTCTGCTATTGGGACTCTGCCCGTATGGGCAACGGACGCGGTACCGGCCTGTACATCTACCAAGACGGCATTCTAATCGACGAACGCTACTAAGTCTTTCAATCAGATTCATTCAGTCGCGCGGCTGTCTCCGCGCTTCATCAATTCAAGGGAGATTCACAATGTCTCGGATAATCATCAAACAGACCGTTATCAACGATACCCGCGTGAGCGTCAAGCAGTGGGATAAGCCGCTGTTGGGCCGGTTCCCGTATACGGTTGTAGTGCAGTACCGGTTCTATGAGCCGGACGGGCGCGCGTACTGGGCTATGGTGCCGCTCGGCCCGGAACATCGCCAGTGCGAAACCGTGGTGGATATGCTCACGCGGTTCGATGAAGCCGTGGCATGGGCTGGGCGAGACGGTTATCATGCCGTCAAACCATGCAAGATGGCGGCTTAACTGACCTGACCGCGATAGCGCGGCGCATTATCCGCGCTTCACGCCCATTCGGGCAAATTTCAATCAATCAAACCTATAGATCCTATATCACACTAATGGAGGTGTGCCATGCCTGAAGAAATACTGAATCCAAGCGACTTCCACGTTGGCTGGTTGGCCCACTCGTTGGCCGGCTACATCTACGTTATCGTCAAAGCCACTGACAAGACGGTGACGTTCGATAAATACGATACCGTCTGGCTTACCGTTCGGCGTGTCCGGCGTAAGCGTTTCGAGTGGATTGAAGGAGGCTACTTCAAGGACGATGCATTCACGTTCTGGCCGAGTGATTTTCTCCCGCCTGAGAACGTCTTCAGCCGCAACGATTTCATCCAATCGCATGAGTTTAAGGCGGTGGCATGATGGCACGCTACTTCTACGCTTTCCGCTGGGCTTATGGTATCGGCGCGACATGGGATGACGGGTCATGGCCGGGTGAGCTCTACGTGTTCGAGTCGAGGGCTGAGCGTGACGCTTGGGTTGCCGACGACGTGTTTGATGGCAATTGGCATCGTGAGGCCATCACGTCGAAAGAGGCGCGTCATATCATGGCGGATACTGTTATCGGTTGCGACAATGACATGGCCGTCCGGTACGACGGCAGTCGGTCGGCTGTCGAACGGTATGCGCCCACCGTCGAACTGGTCAGGGCATGGCGGCGTGTTGACATGCAGAATAACCCGGCTAGGTATTACGCGGAGTGATTGCCGTGATCGACCACTGGGGACGCGGCTATATGGTGCGAGTCCGTCGTTAAATCAATCGTTTCGGGACATGGCATTGAAGCCATGCCACCGCTGTTTTAAGGGAGCTAAACAAATGATTACCGCTAAGGATATTACGGATATGGCGGAGCGTGTTGACGCGAAACTGTTGCCGCTCTGTGACTATGAGGGTTTCGAGCCTTATGAGGGCATCTACCGTCTGGGCGATTACGGGTATGTCACCGAAACCGAATATAACGCGGCTTTCAAAGGCGAACCCTACTGGGCCCAGGACGCTTACATGCTGGAAGGCAACGGCGTAGGGTGTGGAAGAATCGCCCGACTCTACAACGACGGCGACGTTGAAGCGTTGTCCGATTACATCAATGAGCGTTTCGATAATGACCAGATGGACGACGTTTTCTACACTGAAGCCACTGAGGATGGCGAGTGTTGAGAGTCCGTCATGTTCTGCTTGTGGCCGCGCTAGTCGCGGCCATTCTCTTTCTCAGGTGGGTTGGTTTTATCCAGCCGACTCCCCAATGTTCCACGCCTTACGGCGTTGATGATACCGCCACTTGCGTGTATGGCGATTACGCCTATCACCGTGGCGCGCAAGTCTGAATCAATCTGTGAAATGAGGTAATCGAAATGAAGAAGCTGGTTAATGACCCGTCCCGTAACGTGAATGCCGTGAGCGGCATGTGGGTGCGACTGCGCAAGGACGGTTCGAAATATGATGTGCGGTACGTGAACGCTAAGGTGAAGCGAGTCTGGTCGTTGTCCCAGACTTCGCAGGGTACGGCGTGGAACGTGCAGGCCAAGGGAGTCAGGTATGAGGATTTTCTCAACGGCATGAGGTCAAGCCAGACCGATTTGGAGCATGGTTGGATGCTCATACCCGATTCCGAACGCATGAAAACGGTGCCGGTGCCGGTGCCTACAGGCATGGACACTAAAACGGTTGGCGGCATTGTCGCGCACCCATCGATCGATGCAAACTGGGAGTGTGAGGAGGAACGCTTCACAAGTAATATCCATTGGCCGGTGCCCATGCCCGAGGACGCGATTCTGGAAGACGAGTTTATGGATGATGAACCCGCGCCGGATACGCAGGAGATTCCCGAAGTACCGCCGAAGGTCAACACGTTCGCCGTCTCCTATTGCACGATGCCTGACCTGATGATGGCTAAGGAATGCCCCGAATTGCAAGGTTTGGGCCATATCCGTCACTTCCGTACCAGCAAGGGCCGCAAGGTGGCCTATGTTGCTTCGGCCAACGGCAAATGCGTTGTCGCCTACCGCGCACGTTATGAGCGGGGGAGTGACAATGTGCTGGAAAAGGCGGTGGCCGATTACGTGGCCGTCGCCCGTGACCTGTGGGCTAAGGCGGCGTGATTATGAGTGAGCTTCGCGACAAGGCCACGCGACTGCTGCTGAAATCCGCGTGGGAGATGGCTGATGATAATGAGTATGACTTGTCGGCTGTGTTCGATGGTCAGCATGGTTTCATCGATGATTTACGCCGGCGCGCGATGGACACCTTGGAGGGTGTCGGCTGTATGCCCAGTACGCCGCCTGACAATGATGAAATGGAACGTTTGACCGCTGATAGCGGTTTCACGTTGGACGTGCTGGATAAGAGAGCGCGTGAGGTTTACGACTGCGCCTATTCCACCACGTATCAGCGTTATCAAACCGCTATCGCCATGCTTATCGATGATTTGCTGGGAGTACTGTGATGGAAGTCAGGATATCCACGGCGAAGATTCGTGAGGTGCTGGAATCGTCCGGTTGCGCCTACACTGCCGAGAATATCGCGGCCGTGCGTGCCAACATTCCACTGCATACGTCCGATCTGATTCTGGCGGCGTTGAACGCCACCGATTTGCCCGATAAGCGGTTTGCTTTGCCGCTGTTCTAAGTTCTTGCCGTCCGGTGTTTTTCCCTCACTTCCGCTGGACGGCAACCCATTTTTCTACAAACCAAATCAATATTTTTTTAGGAGATTATTATGAGCGCCACTATCAAACTTACGTTGATCGATTACCGCGTCCGAGAATACTTGGACGACTGGCGGAGTAACCTTATGCTCACCCAATACGTGTATCCCGATGGCGAAACCCAACAGTTCATGAATATGTTGGGCGAACTGGACGGCGTGGCACACGATATTGAGGCACAGTATGAAGACGTGTTCTCGTTTGATGATTACGCCGATTTGCTTGGATCTCTGACACCTGAATGGCGCAAGGCGTTCCCTGACGCGCCGGACGGGTGGAAACACAAGGCGGGTGAGATTTACATCTACTAGTAAAAATTCGGATACTATTCTATCCCAATATGGTATATGATTGATACCATCTGTTAACCGTTAAGGAGGTTTATTATGGGTAAGCTGGTCGCCAATATTGATGATGATGTCAAGGCGCGTGCCGCCGCGCTCTACGATTCCATGGGCATGAGCCTGAGCACCGCAGTCAACATGTTTTTACGCCAGTCTTTGGTGGACAACGGGTTGCCGTTCAAGCCGACGCGGCACACGCCTGACGGCTATCCGGTGCCGCCTGTTCACAATGCCTACATGTTCGAGCGTTCGGAGAAGGGTCATGTGATACTGCCCGCCGATTGGGATGATTCGGAGGATAGCGTCTATGACCAGTACGCCAAGTGAACCGCGTCTGTATGACGTGTGGCTGATGTGGGTGGAGTTTCCCGACCATCCCGGTATCGGCAAGCCGCGTCCCGTGGTAATCACCGAGGTTGACGGTGATCTGGTGTCGGGCATTGTGGCGAAGATAACCGGCAACACTGATTGGGATGAGGCCGGCGACGTTCCACTGCTTGACTGGAAAGCCGAGGGACTGGCGAAGCCGTCGCTCGTGCGCTGTTCGCAACGCTTCTATTTCAACAAGAGCGAACTGTTGCGATGGTTCGGACGCCTCTCGTTGAGGGATGCCGAGCATGTCAACGACGGGCTTCAAGCCACGTTGGATATTCCACCATACAGGCGGAGCGTATAGCCGTTATCGTTTTCATGGCCTCATGGACTTGTTCTATGGGGCTGTTCTTATATAAACCATCATTTAGAACCGTATTATGGGCTTTCTATGGTGCGGTTTTCATATAAATCAGCATTTAGACGGGACTCTGGAGTGGTCTATTGTCCCGTCAATCGTTTTACGGGACAATACAAAGGAAGGTTTTGTCATGGAAGACAAGTTGGAGAATTTGCAGGCGTTGATTGAGAGCTCGGGACTGGGGGATGTACGCCAAAAGGTGCGGGGCATGCCCGAGGCGCGGGTCCTGTGGGTATTGGATGGATATAAGGTTGATGGGTTGCCGTCCGGCCGTGAGTTTTTCATCGAATGGGATTCGCTGGAGCACGTGCAAAACCAGTTGAGGGAGCTTGCGGACGGCGGCTATGACGCCGACGATGACGTGGCCCAGATGATGAATGACCTTGTGCCTGTCGATACGGCGTACAGTCGTATGCGCAAGGTCCGCGCCAGCTTGAAGTTTTTCGCCGCGATGGCGGAAGGCGACGGTATGGAGACCTACCGTATCTCCCAGCATGTCACGACAGTTGAATACCGTCAGGTCAAGGCTCCCAAGGGATTGACCTTCGCCGAACTGTGCGATTGGGTAGAGGAGAACGGTGACGGCGACCTATACGACGTTGACGATATCGGCAGTGACGTGTTCGCCGCCAGTCGCCAGGATGGTACGGAACTTGATCCCAAGGAGTCGAAATGATTACCGCTGTCTACCGTTATGAGCGTTTCGACCCGGCCACGAACACGGAACTGTGGCGGCGCATACCCGGCTGGAGGTTGCGTCTCATGTGGCTTCAGGCATGGGTAAAGCGCGATAAGGCGGCTCGAATCTCATATCGGGCTTGGCTGTACGCCAATGCTTCAGGCGGCGGGCAATGGTTGGCCGCTGACATGTTGGACTGGAATCAGGAGGTAATCAATGGACGCTGAACGTATGAGAGCCGCCTTGCATGAGGTGTGGAAATACTATGACGAGGCGGGGGAGAGCGGGGAGAACTATGTGCTTGCCCCCGATAATCTCGCCAAGTTCGCTACCGACCTGTGCAGGGAATATGAGGCGGATCGTCATTCCAGTGACTGAAACGGTGGGAAAACGGTGCCGGACGTCTAGCTCACGTCCGACACCAGCCTTTATCAATCAATTATCTCTGAAAGCAATTAATTGGAGGCTTATGCAGCGTAGCACAAGCCTCCATAAGGAGGAAAATCATCATGCAGGATGTGAACATCGTAACCACGGGTGATGGCGTCAGACTGGTCAGCCCATATCATCCCGATTGTCCGAAGAAGGCGAAGGCCATCGGCGGCAAATGGGATGCGGCCACACGTTCATGGAAATTCGACGCGAGAGACCGCGAAAGAGTGGAACAGCTCGCCGCCGAACTATGGGGCTGGTCGGACGGTAGCGGCGACACGGTATCGATTCGCGTTAATGCGGACGACTACTATGCCGGAGAAGAGATTCGCGTGGCCGGACGTTGCGTGGCCCACCGTCCGGGCCGTGATCACGAGGTACGGCTCGCCAACAACGTCGTCATTGTTAAAGGAGAGTTCGCCCCATCTGGAGGCAGTGTGAAGTACCCGCAGGTCGGGGAATGCGACGACGTGATATTGGAGATTCGTGACTTGCCCGCGACTGCGCTTGACCTATTGGACAAGTCCAAATACGAGCTGATTGACGGCTCCCCGCTCATAGCGCTCAGGACGGAACGCCAGCGGCTCATGGAGCGTATAGCCGATATCGACCGTCAACTGGCGAAGGTAGAAGCATGACTGGTATTCTGCCTTTGGTGCGTAACCTGTTGACTCGCCCGGATGCCGAAGCTCTGGCCGAGGAGTATCTGGCGACTGCACCTGATGCCAGTCGCGGCAAGTACAGGCGCATTATGGAGAAATGGTTCGAATGGTGCGCCATATATGAGTTGAAACCGTTGGACGTCAAAAGGGTGCATATCGAAATGTACGGTACCTGGCTGAGAAGCCAAGGACTGTCGAAAGGCACCCTCAAAACCGTGTATTCAACGATCTGCTCGTATTACAGGTACCTCTACGAGGAGGGGTATCTTGACCGGAACCCCGGATTGCATGTGAAACGTCCCCCTACCCGTCACTGGTCTCAGGGTTCGTGGCTGACTCGTGACGAGGCGCAACGGTTCCTCATGCTCGCGGAATCACATCCTGATGATTTCGTGCCCGGCTGCTGCTGCCTCATGCTGTTGAACGGTACGCGCGTGGGCGAAACCCTGAATCTGGATATCGAGGATTGGCATAAGCACGAGTCCGTGGAAACGGTACGAGTGCATCGAAAATATGATTGGATGCAGAATCTCGCCATCAGTGACCGGACCTCGCGTGCCCTTGAACGGGCATGTAGGAACAGGAAGAGCGGGCCTATGTTCGTCCGTGGGGGAGTCAGGGTAACGCAGCCTCAGATTCTGTCCGTCGTGGTCAGATTGGGCCATGAGGCAGGTTGCCCGGAACGTATCACCAGTCATTCATTACGCCGCACCTTCGCCACCCTCGCCCGCGAGGAAGGCGTGCCGGATATCCAGATCATGGCTTCTGGCGGGTGGAGCAGCAGGGAAATGGTTGATTACTACGACATGGGTCGATTGTCTGTCACTGATAACGCAACCGTGACCGTGACCAAGGCGTTGGAGAATAATAACGAATAACCGTGAAAAGTGGGCCTGATTATACGAAAACATGGTTCTGCTTCGTCTAAACCCGCGAAAAGGAATTTTTTATTGCTTTTTCGCTGGTTTAGTCCATAATGGACGTGTTAGAAGCCGTCACTGCCTCTCATGGAAGCACACTAGGACGGCATTCCTATCACAGCAGGTAGTGGCGGTGGAAATGCGCTACGAATACGTAAAACTCCGCCCATGCCTCTATAGTGGTCATGTATCCCCGAAGCCATGCGTCCCTCAGTGCGCGATAGAAACGCTGAACGATTTTACCGTCCACGCCTTTTGCGTAACGTGTGATGAACCTACGGCACGCATGGTTGATAATCAGAATCAGTTTCGGCGTGAACCATATAGGCCACTGGTTGAAATCAGGCAAATCGCCTAATGAGCCAGCCGTAAAAATGGTTCCCTTAGTCATGCTGTTCATTGTTTCCTCGGTCAATGTTTCCTCCGATTCTCGATAATAGCGACGGCTCCCAATAGGAGCATGAACAAGATGATTGGCACTGGTTCCACTAGTGGAGCCTCCGCATCCAGTACAGGGTGTCCGCCCTGCGCTCCAAGTCGGGCAGGCCATAAGCGGCACGATATGCTTGTTTGGTGAGGCAGCAGCTTGCGCGGGCACGTCTCATACCCCAGTTCGACTCCGTCAAATACTGGGAGACGGTCAGCGTGTGCCATTTCATGTAGCCGAGATACGCCTTGCAGCAACCGATCATGCCTTGTTGGAGCCTGACGCTACTGCAGAACAGGTCAGGCTGGTAGTACATGATCTTGCCCAGTTCCGTCAGCTTGTTGTTTACGATCCTGAGCTGGCTGGGTAGAGTCATCGGTTGGCTCATGAGTCCGCCACGGTGATTACGTGATTGTCGTTGAGTTTGAGATCAATACCGCCGACGGTGACGCGAATCTCTCCGGTGGGAATGGTCATATATTCACGGGTTATGATTCTGCTCCCTGGCTTTTGATACTCATTGAACGTGTATTCCGTTCGCATGTCGATTTCAATGTGTTCGATCATGCCCCTGATGACGCTTTTGCCGACCTGTATGATGACTTTTCTTCCCAGCATGCGAGGTGACAGGTCTGCTGCCTGAATGGTCTTCATAGTTCCCCCTTGGCTTTGCGCATGTAATATTCCTCAGCGGTCAACACTTCAGACACATGCATGCCGTCCACCATTTCATGCCACGTCAGCCACGGGGAGAAAGCAATAATGCCCCACATGACTGTTTGCCATGCCCTGAGGTCACTGGGCTTATCCCACGAGTCCTTAATCGAGTCGAATTGGCGGCGAATGCACATATACCAGCCGTTCAATTCCCCCGCATGAACACGCAGCCAGTATTCCCCCGGTGCCTTCGGCTCCACGATGTTTGGACGCGGCTTCTTTGATGCGGGACGGGTCGCGTACGCGAAATTGTCGTGAGTGACAACAATGGCTACATCTACTGGTGAATTGTTTTTGGACCTCGTAATCACGTAGGTTTCTGCGCCAGATTTACGATGGTCAACGCTGGCTGCGTCCAAAAACCAGCCCTTAAACACATACGTGTTCGTGCTGCCTTTGACGTGAATCAGATCACCGGGCTTCAGGTCATCCCATGCGACGCGAATCTTCTTGCTCACCTGTGGTCCTCCTTGCCGATATCGCTGAATCGTGTGTAAAGCCGGTCGTTCACGACGTACGTGTTGTAATCATCCTGTTGGATGTACCACCAGCGGTTTTGATGGCCGGCCTTCAGATACTCCTCGCACGTGTGGTCGATGGTGTTGTCGGGGTTGACCTTCTGCCTGAACGACAGTTCATCGACTACGTGGTTGCCGGCCACGAGATCGGCTATCCGGTCGATACGCTCCGGCGTGAAATCGGGGGTGACCACGTACACGACACGCACCTTCTGACGGTCGAACCATTTGCGGGGCAATGCCAACGCCACGTCATCGGACAAGCTCGTGGGCCGCATGTGATACACTACGCGGCTGAACCTGATCTGCTGCATGACCTGAGCCACGTTGCGTCCGCATTGGAAGTAGCTGGTGTGCATCTCGGTTTCCGTGAGCCAGCCTCCGGCCCTGTGTATCGCCTCCCGGTAGAAGGCGACACGTTTCGATGCTTCCGGCTCGCGCATGGGGAAACAGGGGTCTCCGCCGCCGCTGAAGCTCAGGAACCTCATGGGGTGGCGTTCGCTTTCACGGCTGATGGTCCGCAGCGTGGCCTGCATGTCGGTCACCGGCACGTTCAATCCGGTTTCCCTGACGATGCAGTAAGGGCATGTCCAATGACAGCCGAAATTCGTGATAACCGAATAATGTCCGTTCATTGTGTTTCTCCGATAAGCTGTTCCATGTCTTTCACGTTGTCCTGCTTGCGTTTCAACGCATTGCAGCGACGTATCCACTCGCGTTTGCGCTTATAGACGTTTGTTATCTCCACATTGCTCAACAGTTCGTTGCATGAGCAGACAAGCTGGGGGATGTCCGACTCCGAGTCCGTTTGCACGACGGGTTTCTCCCCGCAGGCGGGGCATTCGGGAACCGGCTCGTCAACCACTGCCTTCAACCGTCTGCAACCGGTATTCCACTTCTGAACACTCTCGTCTTCAAAAAACGAGGCGAACGAAAGGATGCTTTCGACGTGATCGCACCATTCCAAGAGCTGCCACGAGTCTTTTTCCAGCCAGTAGTCGCGGTAGTTGCGGGTGACGCACACATGCTTCAGTTTGGGTACGAGTCCGCAGATGGGGCATGGTTCCACTACCGGTGGTTCAGGTTCCGGTTTTTCGACCGGTTCCGGCTCCTCCAAGTGCAACAGTCGTTTCAGCCGGTTCACATGCCCCTCGATTCCATCGACTCGTTGAACGCCTTCTGAAACGCTTCAACACCGGCTCCAACGGCCTTTTCGACGGAACCGTCGGGCGGCGGCATCACGGTCACGTGCGCGCATGGTCGCATGTCGTCACCTATAAACACGCTGCCCGGTTCCAGTTCGCCCACCACCGGGACTTCCACGGTGAACGTGGCTAGTTGAAGCGCCTTGGAATACAAGCCCAATACCACTTCCGTGGTACCAAGATTGATGCTCATTGAGTAATCTCCCTGTGTCCGAGGAACTTGTTGACGAAGAACGTCTGACCTTTGCCCGTGACTTTCGGCGTCTTGTTGATGGTCGTGTGACCGTCCGAGTGAACCACGGTGGTTTCCTTGATCTCGAACAAGCCCAATTCCATAGATTTCTGCGTGGGCATGTTGCGAGAGCTGCCGGTTTTCATCAGCCATCCGTTGTCCCTCAGCCACGCGAACAAGCGAGTGCCGCCAATATCCACGCCATTGCCTTTCAGGACTTTCGCCAAGTCGCCCACAAGGATGCTGGTCTTCGAGGTTTCCACAGCGTCAGCGAACAATGCCTTGGGACGCATCCGTTCGACCTGTGCTTGGGCCTTCTCCTTTTCCGCCCGCTCCTGTTTGATTTGTGTGGCAAGTCGGATAAGGAAGTCGGGTTCGGTGACTGCCTTTTCCAAAGTCGATTCGGTCATGTACGCACCATGCCTGCGAATCGATGGCAGCACCTCATGCGTCACCCAGCGTTTGAACTCGCGAGCCTCGGGCTTGCGGCTGCGTAACACGAGGGAGTACAGGCCGGACTCGGACACGAAAACGGGTGCCTTGCCACCGTTCTGAGCAATATCCGTACTACGGATATTGGTGATTTCATCGGCATCGAGGTATTCCCGAATATGGTTGGTGGCCGTACTGAGAATGGTGCATACGTCCGCTCCAAGGAACCACGGGTTGCCGTGTTCATCGGTTAGGACACGCACCTGAATGCCCCTGAAGTCGAATGGTTGAATCTGGCTGCTCATTGGTTGTCTCCTTCCTTGGATTGGTTTTGTGCGGCTTGCATGATCTCCCACACGTCCGCGTTCTCGGACAATCCGGTTGTGAGCCGGTAGAAATCACTGAACCTGTAAAGCGGATTGCTGTACGAGTCCTCGCCCTGCTGGGGCAACTGGCCGCGATGTATCCAACTGCGCAAAGTGCTGCGGTTCACGCGCATCCCGCACGCCTTGATGATGTCCAATAGTTCGCCACGGGTTCTCACCGCCTCCGATTGGAGGAGACGCTTCACCCGTTCCGCCCTGATGAGGGCTACCGGCATACTGAAACCGCATTTCGGGCATTTCGCCGTCTCCGCGTCCGCGTAGCAGGAGAGCTGGCCCAAGCACTTGTCGGCGGGGCATGGCCCGTACAATACGGTTTCCCCGTCATCGTCCGTGAGAAAACGACGCAGCTTGCGTGTCAGACTGTGAACCAGTTCCGCGTACACGGGGGTGCTGGAATGCTCCATGAGTTTCGGATGATTGGCGATACGGTGAACCATGTCCGACAGTGGCGTGGACTCGGGCAGATTGATTTTCAGACTGCGCATCCACTCGTACAACGTGCCTTGCAACCCCGGATAACCGTGGTCATCGTCCGCGTACAGCAGATCATGCAGGGCTTCGCGCAACGGTGCGGGAGCGGTGCCGGATTGACCGCCGCCACCGTTCTTGTGCCCGTAGGCGCGGTTGATGCGATACTCGCACAGGTCGGGCAGACTGCGGTCCAACCATCGCAGGTCGCCGGTCAACTGGCTGGCGTGCTTGTCGCACAGGAGATTCAGATTCGGTTCGACGCCATGTCCGATAAGCGGTGACGGCGCGTCGGTGACGATATCCCGCCAGCAACCGTGGTAGCGGCAGATCCTCGTGTTTTCAGGGGAAAAAGACAAACTGACCTAGACCTTCACTCATTAAGAGCTTCGGACGTGTCAGCAAGACCAATAATGCACGGGCGTCTCTAGTTTTCCAAATGTGGTTCGGCGTGTCGCGGCAGTATGTCACCCAACCCCAAGTCGCCCGCGCCGAGGAAATGCCGTACCGGTGTACGCCGCTTCGGCTTCGCCGGCTCCAACTCCAACGGGTTGCGACTCGAGGCCGTGATTCGAGCCGCCTCCTCGGGTTGACGGCCCAACATGCGCTGACGCCGGTACAGCCACGCCGCGTCACCCTCCAAGCCCCGCGCATCGCACTCACGCGCGATCTCCGCCTCCGAGGGCTTCGCCTTGCCGCGCAGTCGGCGGACGATGGCGTTGATGTCACCCGAACCACACCAACGGCCGGTATCGTTCTCCGCATAGAAGCGTCTCACCGCCTCCTGAGCCTCGGCGGCGGTGATGTCCGTCCTCAGTTCCGAATGGAACGCTTCAAGCTGAACGTCATCCCATTGCGCGTTGCCGTGATGCGCGTTGATAAGCGACAATACGGCTGCTGCCTCACCCCTGCTGAGCATTGAAACCTCCCTGCTGCTGGTATCTTGCACGTTCCTCGGGTGTCATGTACTGCCATGTTTTCGCCAGATTCGCCTCAAGGTTCTGCTGGCTTCGGGATTTCAACGGTTGCCCTGGTCGTGGCTTCGGCGCTTCGGGCTTGGGTTTCTCCCAGTTGCGGGCGTACAGTTCACCGCCGATGAACCGGCTGAACGTTTTCACGTACTGCTCGTCGGTGGCCTCCGCATACGCTCGAGCCTTGGCTTCGAGAAACATGCTCGGGTCGGAGTCTCCAGCGGCTTTCACGATCTTCGGCCAATCGACCTCCAGCTGCATACGGGACTGGGAGGTTTTCCCGTCAAACCTGTTCGTCGGATAGAAAGCCTCGATACGGTCAAGCAGATTACCGAAGTCCGGCTTCGAGGGGGTAGGGGGAGTTGAATTATCTTTAGATAATTCTTCTGGTGTTCTGGTGTTCTGGTGTTTGTCCCGATTCAGACGCGATTCAGCCGTCTGAAAGTTATCTGAATCGGAGGTTTTCGCCTCGTTTTTATCTTTTCGGTAATTTTCAGCATTGCTTTCGCGCTTCTTCTGCACCTGTTCGCGGCTTCGATTGTGTGCGAGATAGTCGTGAATGTAGTACCCGTTGTTCCCGTCCGGCTCGATCATGCCGACTTCGCAAAGCGCATCGATTTCTGAATCGGTGATATCCAACACGTAAAACGCATCGTCTTCGCTGATATGTCCGTCTGAAAGATTGTCTCCGCAGAAAGTAAGCATCATCGTGAACGCGCCTATTGCGCTCGGGCATGTGTGCCTGAGCTTGCGTACCTTACGGTTCATGTAGAAGCTGTTGACCAGTTGAACGTATCCTTTGCGTACCATTGTCATGCTCCTATCAGCCAGTACGTGTAATCGGGGAACACCATTTGCATGAACGCCCAGCAGACGCCATACGCTGCGAAAGCCGCTATCAATCCAAAGCTGAAGGCAACGATCGTCATCGCGTCGCCGCCTTCATCGGATAGGGATATATTCCATTTCCTGAATAGGTAGCGGAACGCCTGTATCCCGATGATGAAGAACACGGCCAGTTCGATGAAATGCGCCAAGCCGACGATGCTCATTCCGCCTCCTCCAGCAGCCGTTCCGGGTTCACGGGGTCTGACATGATCGTCTCCTTAACGTCTTGATGAAGTTGTGGCGGCTTCGCCAGTCCGATGGCGTGCCGCTCGTCGCCGTGAGCAGCACGCCGTTGTCGTAGACTTTCCAGTGGCCGGTCGTGGCCCTGACCACCGTGTATCCGTGTGAGGCTATCCAGTGCATGAGTTTCCGGTCGTCCCCCCGCGCGGTCATGCTTTGAGCCTCATCTTCAACGCGAGACCGTTTTCATGCACGCTGCCCTTATCGAAGCCCATGAAACCGTTGAATAGTTCGTATTCGAGCAATACGGTGTCCACGCGGAACTCGTCGTACTGATGGTTTTTGATGCGTTCCATGACAAGCCTCATCGATGCGACGGTATCCCTGCGGTCGGCCTGTATGGGAATGAGATACGGCCAAAGATTCCATTCGCCCGGATGATCGTTCAGCCAACGGGCGAAATCAACGAGTTTCCTATCTTCCATCATTTCCCCTTAGGAGCGTTCCCTCACGATATAGTCCGGGTGTTCCCGGCAATAGTCGTATATCAGTTTCAACCATGCGATGGCGCTGTCCACGCTGCCCCAATAGTTCGGCGGATTGTATTTGCCGCGCAAAACATACAATGGTTCCAAGTAGATGTCTTTCAACGCCTTGTCGATACGGGCTGCGGCCTCCCCGGCCGTCAACCCGTCCAGGTCATGCTTAGGATGGACCTTGTAATCGGTGAAAAACGCGGATAGATTATACGTGTAGTTGAAATAACGGCCATGAGCGCCGGTCCGCACATGCTCGCCGTCCCGTTCGCATACGTCAAACCATTCCGGTTCCGGCACATCCTTGTCCACTATGAACAGGTCGTAGCTCATTCTTCGTCTCCTTCGATGATTCCATGTCCTGCTATCAATGCGAGGGTCTTTAAGTCGGTGAGCACGGGCTGGTTGTCCATGCTTGACAGCGAGTCCAAGCCGAGACCCTTCTGTTTGAACACGACGAACCAGTAAGGTGCGTCAGCGTTCCCCGCCTCGGTACGGCCCTCCTGCATCCACTCCTTGAGTCTCCCCGTATAGGTGCTGTAGTTTTTACACTCCAATACGACCGGCTGGCCGTGGATACGCAGACCGGTGATATCGCCCTGGTCTTTCGTCCCATGCAACACTTCACGGTGTATCGTCTGCTCGCTGTCACCCAACCGGGCGCGCAAATAGTTGACCACCTTGGATTCAAGCAGTGTGCCTTTGGCTTTCTGTCGGCTCATTCGTCCATCCACCATTCAGTCGGGTCATCGTGAAACTGGCAGTCCACGCAGTTTCCGAAAACATTGATGATTCCTCCGCAGTACGGGCAATGCTCATACTGGACGGGCAAATAACTCGGCTTCATATCAGAACTCCGGGTTGTCTCGTAATCGTTTTTGCACGTCCCCGCGCATCTGCTCGATCACATCGACCCGAAGTCCGGTAGCCAAGCGAATCTCCTCTGCCGGACGGTTCGAGTCTTCAATGAGCAGTTGCCATGCTTTACTTGCCGCTTTGCTCAACATGAGCCCCCTTCTCCAAATTAGAGCTGATACGCACCCGATAGTCGGTGATGCTCCAAGTCAGATGGTTCAGTGGTCGCATTCCACGTATCCGATGCTCATGATTTCTCCTTGACCGGTTTGCAGTTGTGTGGCGCTTGTGAGATTCTGCTGGTCTGGCATACGTATGATCGGCTGCCGTCGCGGAGGATGATGGTGTCCGCCGTTGCTTCAGCCCAGCCGAGATAGGCAACGAAGGCGAAGAACAGTACGAAGAACAGTACGGTAGCGGCGATGGCGAGTGTTTCGGCCTTGCCAATGCAACTCATTCGTTTACCGCCTTCCACGCCAGTGCGAGTAGTTCCTTGGCTTGTCGGATATAGTCTTCCTGCCATCCGTGGAAGCAGCCTGCGTAATCCCATGCGTCTTCCTCGTCACATACCGCATAGTCATCGTCGCCATCCCATTCGCAGCTGTTCCAGAGGAGCCGTTTCGCCACGGCTTCGACCTCGGCATCGGCCGGTGGCGCATTGCGGCCGCGCAGGTACGCTTCCTGTAAATCGTCCGTGTCGCAGTAAAACTGTTTCTTGACATGCGTTCCTTCCCAGTGGCGGGTCGGATACGCCTTCTCGGCTTCATCGTCCGCGATGCTCATTCCTACATCTCCTTTTCGTTGTTCCTGTAGTTCTTGCCTTTGCTTCTGTTTATGCCGCCCCATATGCCTTGCAGCGGGTAGCCGTTTATCAGGGCATGTTCCGCCGCGTACCGTGCGCATTCGCATATCGCCGGACATTGGGCGCAGGCCTTGAGCGCCAATCGTTCCTCGCTGGACGTGGTTGGGAAGAACAGGTCAAGGTCCATGTCACGGCACGCGGCCTTGTCACGCCAGCCGCTCAATTCAATTCCTTCTTCGCGTTTTGAGACTACTTACGCTCATGATTCCTCCTTGAGCGTGGCGACATATGCGATGGCCTTGCGTTCACGCTTCGCATACTTCTCGCACTTGCGCTTGAGACGTTTGAGGCTCATGGCGTACAGGAAGTCTCTGAAGTTGCCGTCTTCGCAGATTTTGGCTTGATAACGGCCGCAGGTGCCTTCCGCGCCGATATGCGCAACCAAATGGTCTGTAAGCTGAATCTCGTTCATGCGTTTTCCTTTCGATATGGGTTTAGCGTGTATTCGGGCGATTCCTCGCCGGGCATGGGATTCATGTTCTTGACGGCTTGGATATACCCTTCTTCCCATGCTTTTTCGGCTATCTGCCGGTCATGCTCCTTGAGCCATGCTTGATAGGCGGCTCGGCCTTCCTCGATGGTTGACTGGCCTGTACCGAAGCAACTCAATTCGACGGCGGATTGGACCAAATCGTCATACACTCGTGGTTTCATTCCTCCACCTC